AAAGAATACGCTGCGACAACAGCAGCTAAGAGAAAAGCAAGAAAAGCTGGCAAACAAGTTGCCAAACAGCCGCCAAAGATTGCGGCAAAAACAAGACAACACAGAAAAATATAAGGAAGATTTTTCATGGGAACGCTGACTTATCTACAGTACACTAATCGAGTTCTTGAGGATATCAACGAGACTACCCTGTCTGCGTTGTCATCTTCCCGTGGTATTCAGACCGTAGTAAAGAACAGTGTTAATCGTGCCATTAACGACATTGCCAACTCTGAAGTAGAATGGCCGTTCCTGCACAGCGACAAAGAACAAGACACTCACGCTGGTGTTGCTGAGTACTCCTTACCTTCTGACCACAGCTATGTAGACTTTGATAGCTTTATGCTTTTCCCTAAAAATCTTGTAACCAATGGAACCTTTGACAGCAACATAACAAACTGGACAGATGGTTCTTCTGGCACAGGTGCGATAGCTTTTAACAGCACAGGGCCACAGCCCCCAGCGTCAAGGACTGGCGCACTAAGGCTAACAGCGGGTAGCAGTGGCACTGCAATTGCCTATCAAGCCCTGACAACTACGAAGAACAAACAGTACAGGGTTTCTTTTGGTGTTACGTACCCTTCTGGTGGAGACTTAACGTTAAACTTGGGAACCTCTGCAAACGGCACACAGATATCTACAAACAGCGTTACCATTGATGACATCGGTGATTTTAAGTACGTTGAGTTTACTTTTAGTGCTACCGGCACCACTACCTACATTTCTTTTAGTCAGGCGGTAGATACTCAGGTAGACATTGACAATGTTGTTGTGGCCGAAGACTTTCATCCGCACAAGCTTAAATATCTAAGTTACGATGAGTTTCAAGAAACTGTAAAAGAGCGGGATCGTGGCACCAGCATCAGTCGCCTTGGAGTGCCTGACTGTGTGTACAGAACCCAAGATGAGAAGTTTGGGTTGTCACCTGTACCAGATTTAAGCACCTATACTATTGGTTACGAGTACTGGAAAACAACCACTGTATTATCTAGTGACTCCGATACCTCAGACATACCTGCTCGGTACGAACATGCAGTTATTGCAAAGGCCCGTTACTACGCAGCAATCCTTCGCTCTGACACAGCAACAGCCCAAGCTTCTTTGGCAGAATTTGCAGATCACATGAAAAAAATGAGAATAGAACTGGTAAACAAAAAAGATTACTTCAGGGCTGTTTAGTAATGGGACGTTTTAAAAATGTTGGTGCTGCTCTGTCTAGCACAGACCTAACAGTAGTATACACTTGCCCTACTAACTTTACTGCTATTATAAAGGAAATCTTTATTACTAATGTTGACGGCTCTGCCGCAGTGGACATGACACTTAGTTGGACAGACACAAGCGCAAGCGCAACGTATTCTCTGTTAAGCACACAAAGTATTGCCGCAGACAGTCATCTTAGACTTAACGACGCAAGCATTGTACTAGAGTCAGGTGACATACTCAAAGCACAGGCTGGTGCAGCTAACGATGCAGTAGTTTCAGTATTTATTGAAGAATTATTAAGGCCACAGGGTTAGTTATGCCAGATACATCATTACTTTCCCCAGTGACTGTGCCTCTTGGTGGCGGTCTTATTCTTGACCAAGATGACTTTAGCATATCCCCCGGTGCAGCAGTAGAACTACAAAACTTTGAGCCATCTATTAATGGTGGATATCGTAGGCTTAGTGGCACAACTAAGTGGGATAGCAATCAGGTTAACGGTAGTAACGCTATACTTGGAACTAAGATATTTAACAACGGTGTTGTTGCAGCCGCAGGAAACCTAGTAAGGTTCAGCACAAACGATGGTTGGTCTACGATAGGCACTCGTACTTCTGCTGGTCGTTATAAGTTTGACACATTTAACTTTAATAATACTAATAAGCTTATTATGGTTGATGATGTCAATCAAGCTGCAACATACGATGGAAGCACTTACACTCTAATTAGTACTACTGGCGCTCCTGCTGATGCTGCTTCTGTTGCTGTGTTTAGAGACCACATCTTTTTTGCAGGGATGTCAACCAACCCACAAGAAATTGTATTTAGCGCACCCTTTGCAGAAACAGATTTTACTGCTGCTAATGGTGCTGGGTCAATTAGAGTAGATACCAGTGTTACGGCACTGAAGGTGTTTCGTGATGTTTTGTACATTTTTGGACTTGATAAAATCTACAAGCTTGCTGGTAGTAGTATTGCAGACTTTCAAGTACAGCCCGTTACTAGAACACTTGGTTGTGCCGATGGGTTTTCTGTTCAAGAGCTAGGTGGCGATCTTATCTTTCTGTCTCTTGACGGACTTAGAACAATTGCTGGTACTGAAAAGATTGGTGACGTTGAGTTAGGAACATTATCTAAGCCTATTCAAAGACGTATCCAAGATGTTGTTGCTAACAGAGCTAACATTACTTCTACTGTTATTCGTAGTAAAAGTCAGTACCGTATTTTTTACCCTGCTTCTGTTAGTTCAGCAGTAGAAGCTAGTAGAGGAGTTTTAGGCACTCTTAAACGGACACCACAGGGCGGTGTTGGTTTTGAGTGGGCAGACACTAAAGGACTTAAACCCTCTTCTATGGACTCTGATTTTATTAGCGGTGTTGAGTACGTTATCGAAGGTGGGTTTGACGGATATGTCAGACAGCAAGAAAGCACTTCTGTATTTACGTTTGATGGTACAAACATTATAGCTTTTTACCGTTCACCAGATTTATCTTTAGGTGATGCTGGAATTAGAAAACTAATGCAGCGGGTAATTCTTAATTATGAAGTTGAAGGAACTATTGCTGCTGAACTAAGAATTAGATACGACTCGGACTCTCTTGATGTTGCACAACCAGAGTCTTTAGATATTACCTCTCCCGGTGGTATTGCTATTTATGGTGGTGCTTCTTCTACATACGCCAGTGCTGTTTATGGCTCAAGCGGTGCCCCTATCTTTAGACAGTCAATCGAAGGCTCTGGTTTTCTTGTCGCTGTAAAAATTAATCACAATAGTTCTAATAGGGCTTTCACACTAAACTCTTACCAGTTTGAATTTACACCCGGAGGAAGACGATAATGGGTACAGGTTACGTAAGGCGCAGTACAACTGAGATAGCCACAGGTGAGGTTATCGAAGCCGCCGACTTTAACAATGAGTTTAACGACATTGTTAGTGCTTTCACAGCATCAACAGGACACTCACATGACGGCACAACTGCTGAAGGCGGTAATGTAACCAAGCTACTTGGTGCTGCAATCACTATTGGTGATGGCTCTTCTGGTGCAGACATTGTTGTAACCTTTGATGGTGAGACAAGCGATGGTGTGCTTACTTGGATGGAAGACGAGGATCACTTTAAGTTTAGTGATGACATTGTTGTAGATGGTACAAAGCGTCTGTACTTTAATGACGAGGGTGGTGAGTATATTCATGGCGACGGTACAGATTTAAATCTGGTATCTGGCGCTGATATCAACATCCCTGCAAACATTGGGTTGACCTTTGGTGATGATGGCGAAAAGATTGAGGGCGACGGCAGTGACCTAACTGTTTCGTCCTCTGCTGTGCTTACACTTGATGCTGGTGGCGGCATTACTATTGACGCAGATAGTGGTACAATTACCTTTGCTGATGGTGGTTCTTCACTTGGTACAATAACCTCAAGTGGTTATAGCGGAACCGCTGCTGTTGCTACCGTTGCCACTACTGTAACTATCACAGACAATGAGTCAACGAATGAGGACAACGCTCTTATTTTCACAGCCGGTGGGGATGTTGATGGAGGTAACATAGGGCTAGAGTCAGACGGAACCCTTACATACAATCCCAGCACAGGTAAAGTAACAGCTACAGGCTTTATAGGTACGCTGACAGGTACTGCTGATACAGCTACTGTTGCTACCACTGTAACTATTACCGACAACGAGTCTACCAACGAAGATAACGCTCTTATCTTTACGGCTGGTGGGGATGTTGACGGCGGTAACATAGGTTTGGAGTCAGACGGCACCCTTACATATAATCCTAGCACGGGCAAAGTAACAGCCACAGGTTTTATAGGTTCCTTAACTGGTACGGCTGATACGGCTACTGTCGCTACTACCGTAACAATTACTGATAATGAATCTACCAATGAGGACAACGCAATTATCTTTACTGCCGGGGGTGATGTAGATGGTGGTAACATTGGATTAGAGTCAGATGGGACGCTGACCTACAACCCAAGCACAGGCAAGATAACTGCAACAGGTTTCATAGGTGCTTTGACTGGTAATGTCACAGGTGATGTCACAGGTGATGTTACGGGCACAGCCGATGTAGCTACCGTTGCCACTACCGTAACCATTACTGATAATGAGTCCACTAACGAAGATAACGCAATTATCTTTACCGCTGGAGGCGATGTTGACGGGGGCAATATAGGACTAGAATCCGATGGTACGCTAACGTACAACCCAAGTACCGGCAAGATTACTGCGACTGGGTTTATTGGAGCATTAACAGGTAATGTAACGGGTAATGTCACGGGTGATGTTACTGGCACAGCAGATGTTGCGACAGTTGCAACGACTGTGACTATTACAGATAATGAGTCTACTAACGAAAGCAATGCTCTTGTCTTTACTGCTGGCGGCGACGTAGATGGTGGCAATCTGGGGCTAGAGTCAGACGGGACGCTAACCTACAATCCTAGCACAGGCAAAGTAACAGCTACAGGATTTATTGGTGGTATTGACGTAAACGGCACCGAGTTGATTCTTGACGCAGATGCCGACACTTCAATCACGGCGGATACGGATGACCAGATCGACATCCGAATTGCTGGGGCAGATGACTTTCAGTTTACTGCTAATACATTTACAGTATCAACTGGTTCTATTATAGCAGTTCCTGACGCTGCTGTTGCAACACCTTCTATCACGAACACAGGTGACCTAAACACAGGCATCTACTTCCCAGCCGCCGATACAATGGGAATCACAACAGGCGGCGTTGAGCAGTTTCGTTTTGGTAGCAATCCCATTCCGGGCGGTGCAAAAAACCTAATTCAAAATGGCGCATTTACTGTAGCACAACGAGGCACCGTCACAGGCATTGGCGGTTCGGGCGATGACAGAATATTGGACAGATGGATGTTCGTAAGCGGTGGAGGAGGCACTGGAAGAGTGAGCGCAAGCCAAGACGCCATGTCCGTAGCGAACAGAGCAGTCACAGGGCAGGGCTATGCGCTCAAGATTGACTGCACCACTGCTGAGTCATCGGTTGCTGCTAGTGAAGCAATGTGGCTGACGCAACGCATTGAAGCTCAAAACTTGCAGCATTTGAAATACGGAAATGCTGCTGCTGAAACTGTAACTCTATCGTTCTGGTTTAGTTCACCGAAAACTGGCGCACACTTTGTTGCAGCCAAGCAGGAAGATGGAACCGACACTTACATTCGAGAGTTCACTATAGCGAGTGCTGATACGTTTGAGTTCTTTCAAGTTACCTTTCCGGGAGACCCAACGGGGACTATCGACAACAACAGTGGCGCAGGTTTCAGCATTACTTTTCCAATCATTAGCGGCTCAACTTACAACGGCACTAAAGACGCTTGGACAGGATCAGCGGCGCAGTACCACACGAGTGATCAGCAGAACCTTCTCGATAACACAGCCAACAACATTTATATCACGGGAGTGCAACTTGAAGTCGGCAACGTCGCCACTGACTTCGCGCATGAGGACATCACACAAACACAGCAGAAGTGTTGGCGTCGTCTGGCAATTCTCAGCGATGGCTCGGGTAGCAAGACGTGGACTTCCGCAGCAGCTTACTCGACAGCAGCTTGTGCTGGTGCGATTTCACTTCCAACGCCAATGGCGTCTGCGCCGACCATGAGTGTGAGCGACGCAGCGCACTGGCAAGCCACCACAAGTTCTGGAAATACGGTAGCAAGCTCAATTTCGTTTGAAGCTCAGATGGCAACTACGACTGGTCAGATAGCCATGTTTTTAACGACCGGCTCAACACCATTTTCCGTTCAAGATGCGGTTCGAATACGAAGCGCAAACTCTTCCTGCCAAATTATAGCGAGTTGTGAATTATGACTATTACCAATCGAAAGTGGCGCGACGCAGAAAAGACTGCTATCGAATGCGTTGTTAACGGCCTTTCTTCGACAGTGCCAGCGACAGAAGAAAATATGCACTACCGTGAAATGATAGCCGATGGAGAATCAATTGCGGACTGGGTTGCACCCGCAGCGACGTGGGGCAGTGTTCGAGCAGAACGAAACCAGCTTTTGAGGGACACTGACTGGCAAGCAAGCAGCGACTACGCAATGAGCGATGCTCAGAAGACCTACCGGCAAGCTCTTAGAGATTTGCCAGCGACAAACTCTGATCCAACGAAAATCGTCTTTCCTGACGCACCGTAGGAAATACTAAATGACAACATTCGTTGACTTGTGGCCTATTATCTCTGGCATCATAGCCGTTGGCGCGATTGGTATAGCCTTTCGTGCAGAGGTACTAGTGCGTATTAAGGTGTTAGAAGAGAAGGTTGCTACTGTATTTAATCTACTGAACAGCAGGGATAGATGATTAAAAAGTACAGCACACTTTTTATACTTGCGGTAGCACTAGTGACGCTATCGTCATCTGCTATAGCACAGACTATGTGCGTTTCTAAGCTTGCTATGATAGAGGCTATGGCAAATA